CGATAGATAAACCAAAGTAAAGTATTTATTTAATATGACAATAATAGCAAGAGAAAGGTATGGTGTATCATTTCCATTCCAAGATAGTGAAAGTGGGTTGTTTCTTAAAACAACAGATACTTTACCGGAAGAGGTAAAAGCTAACCTAATCCACCTTATATTAACCAGAAAAGGTACTAGGTATTTTTTACCAGATTTTGGAACTGGACTATACGAATATATATTCGACCAAATGGATAAATCAACATTTGCCGCTATAGATTCTGAACTAAGAGATACAATAAAAAAGTACATACCAAATGTAGTAGTAAACGAAATTAAAATAGAAACATTAGAAGATATTAGGGAACAAGAAAAAGAATTAAATAATTCTAACCACCCTTCCATATCAGCACAAAATAGTACACTAGATAATGATTTAGATGATAGGATTTATAGGATGGCTGGTGATGGTACTGAAGAATACACAGCTAAAATATTTATAGACTATACAATAAAAGACGATGTGTTTGGGACAAGAGATTTCATAATTATTAATTTATAGAATGGCAAGCAAAAAAATATCATATACAGAAAGGGATTTTCTAGGGTTAAGAAATGAATTACTAAGGTTAACTAATACGTACTATCCGGACCTAATACAGAACTCTAACGATTCCTCGATATATTCAGTTTTTTTAGATTTAAATGCCGCTGTAGCTGATAATTTACATTTTAGTATTGATAGGACGTTACAAGAAACAGTATTAGACTCAGCACAAGAAAGAAGTTCTTTATTTAATATAGCTAGGACTTATGGTTTAAAAATACCAGGAAATAGACCATCTATAACACTATGTGATTTTTCAATAATAGTACCAGTAAGAGGGGATAAAGAAGATGATAGGTATTTGGGGTTTTTAAGAAGAGGAGCTCAAGTAAGGGGTGGTGGTCAGATATTTGAATTGATTAACGATTGTGACTTTTCCTCACCCTATTCCTCAGAAGGAACCCCAAACAGAACAAAAATACCAAATCTTGACGGTAGAGGGATTATCCAAAATTACACAATAACAAAAAGGGAAGTGATTGTTAATGGTGTTACTAAAGTATTTAAAAAAGAAATAACAGATATTGATAGTAAACCATTCGCTAAGGTGTTTTTACCGGAAAGGAATGTTTTAGGGGTTACGTCAGTAATTGAAAAAAATGGACTTAGTTACACGACACTACCATCCAACCTAGAATTTATAAACGCTAAAAATGATAAATGGTACGAAGTAAATGCTTTAGCTGAGTCTGAAATATTTGAAATAGACCCAGCTATACCAGCGGACAGACCCGGAATGAAGTCCGGTAAATACATATTAACTGAAAATAGGTTTATTACCGAATTTACGCCTGAAGGGTTTTTCTTTTTAACATTCGGTAACGGTAATAATAAATCACAAAACCTACTAAATGATTTTGCGAAATATGGTGTGAAAGTAAACCTTAATAAATTCGTAAATAACATATCTTTAGGTTCTGTAGTCAGACCTAACACAACACTATTCATTCAATACAGGGTTGGTGGGGGTAAAGCGTCTAACCTGGGAGCTGGAGCTATAAATTCGTTAGGGGTTTTAGATTTTGTAGTTTCTGGGCCGGTTACTAGTATTAATAGTAGTGTTAGAAATAGTTTGAAGGTTAATAACGTTACATCAGCTATTGGTGGTGACGAACAGATGTCCACGGAAGAAATTAGAAATTATATAGCGTTTAATTTCTCAGCACAAAATAGAGCGGTAACTATTAACGATTATGTTAATAAAATAAGAACAATGCCCTCACAGTATGGGGCCGCAGCAAAGGTTGGTGTTACAGAAATAGAAAATAAGGTTAAAGTTAGTATATTATCGTACACACCCGACGGAGCTCTGTCATCAAGTGTAAGTTCAACCCTAAAAAATAATATATCCGAATACCTTTCCAACTATAGAATGATAAACGATTATATAGAAATATCTTCTGCCAATGTAATTGATTTAGGTTTGGAGTTAGACATTGTCATAACAAATAACGCCAACCAAGGAGAGATAGTTGGTAACGTTATTAATAAAATTACCCAATTCTTTAACGTTGACGCCCATGAAATGGGTGAGACGATTAGTTTAAGTGAGGTATATGGGGAAGTATCAAAACAAGACGGGGTGTTAAATGTTATAGATGTAAGAGTATATAATAATACGGGTGACGGATATTCAAACTCAAAAACAAGTCAACCAACTACAAGTAACAATAAAATAGTAACCACAGACCAAGCACTATTTTTCCTACCAGACGAAATTCCACAAATAAGATATCCTGATGTTGATGTGAGAGTTAGAGTTAAACAAATATCCAGACCAAACATATCCTAATTATTTACATAATTTAATATACTACCTATTTTTGATTTTAGAATAAGTAGTATTTATTATATAAAGAGATTTTATGCCAAAAAATTTAAGGATTAGGACAGAAATCGGTGTCGATAAAGAAGTGACGTTGGATTTAAGTCAAGATTTCGACATGTTAGAGATATTAAGTCTTCAACTACACCAAACCGACGTATACCCAAGAAATTGTGCTGATTTTGGTGTTATCGCTGGTAGAGTGATTGTTAACGGTGGTTTTGGGATACCTAACGCGAAGGTGTCTGTTTTTATACCTTTGGATAAGGTAGACGCTGAAAATGAGGTAGTACGGTCAATATACCCATACAAAAATCAAAACAATAGAAACGAAAAAGGTTATAGGTATAACCTATTATCGTCCACAGCAAACTATACAGGACACATACCGACAGGTAGTTTCCCAGAGAAGTCGGAAGTATTCCACAACCCAGACATGGAATATGTTTATAACAAATATTATAAATTTACAGTTAAAACTAACGAAAGTGGTGATTTTATGATTTATGGGGTCCCTGTTGGTGACCACACTGTGATTATGAATGTTGATTTGTCTGATATTGGTTGTTTTTCTATGGTGCCGGAAGATTTTAAATTACAAGGTGAACCGTCCTCATCTTTTAATGGAGCCAGATTCAAAAGCTCAACAAACATTGATAAGTTACCACAAATTGTCACCATGTCAAAATTTATAGATGTTAGACCTTTTTGGGGTGATGAGGAAAGTGGGTGTGGTGCGGCAATAACTAGGACTGATTTTGATTTGAGAGAAATGGGGGTTGAGGTAAAACCAACTGCTGTATTTATGGGTTCACTAGGTACGGACCAAGCTAAAATGTCTGTAAATAAAAACTGTAGACCTAGAGCAAAAATGGGTGAATTGTGTTCGTTGGTTCCAGCACCAGGAACAATAGAATCTATTAGGTTTACGCCATTTTTTAAACAAGAAGAAGACCCAGATAATTTGGGTTCTGGGGTAAAAACGATACCAGTCCTACAGAGATTTGATATTGATGGTGGTCACAACATAGATGATAATGGAGCTTTCCTAATCAACATACCTATGAACCTAGATTATGTTATAACAAATGAATTTGGTGAACGAACATTTTCACAAGACCCAAGTAAAGGAGTACCTACAAAAGCAAAACATAGATTTAGAATTAAACCAGAAGAAACGGTTGGTAGTTCTAGACAAAGAAGGAGAGGTGCGTTCCTAGTACCAAATATTAAAGAATACAATAGTGATATAAATGGTAATTATGGTGGTGTGGATAAAGATTCGTACGCCTTCTCGATAGATTATTGGAAATACCCTAACCCATCAATTAACACTGGAGAAATTATAGCATGTAAAGATTATTTTTATGAATTCTCATATAGTAAGGTGTATACTGTTAGTCAGTTTCATAATCATTGGAAACATAGAAGGAAAGATGGTTTTATAGGTGTAAAAGAAATCGCTCCTAGAGAAGAGAAATCCTGTGACGGACAAGCAAATCCTTTCCCAACGAACAGTGCAAACAAAAACATAAACTTTAACATAGTCCTTAGCCAGTTTTTAACTAGGATGTTGCAAGTAATCTATACTTTGATTTATACGATTATGGCGTTAGTTTGTACTATTGTTGAATTTATATTGGGGTTTATTACTTGGATTAAAAATGTCATTAATTCGGCTTTATGTACCATGTGTAAATGGATTTATTGGAGGACTGGTCCGAGGGATAAACACTGCAGGTGTGGTACCTGTCCTTGCTCGAAGAAGGACGAAGAAGCTAAAAAATGTAAGGATATATTTGGGTGTATGTTTTTGAGAGTTACAAAATATCCAGAATGTGATAAATGTGGTTGTTTTAGTGCCGCTAATGGTGGTGGTTGTGGTGAATGTACAGGTTGGTGTGACGAATTAAATGGTGCTGGAGGTGGTGGTGGTGATAGCACAGCGGAAGGTAACGATTTTTTAAATTGTGCCAGTCCCAACGACCCGTCAATGAGATTAGAAGACGGATGTTACTCAATCCCTTTTATGACACTAGCTGAATCATTTGCACCTTCTGGTGCTCAGTGGGGTGGTAGTGTAACCCCTATAGAAAGTATAGGTAATTGGAGGAAGAGAGAAAATGTGTTTAGAGCTATGTGTGATGGTCTAATGAATTATTTTTGGGGTAATAACTGGGTTGGTGGGTTTTTATACGCGTTCCAATTCAAAGCAAAACTAAAACCGAACGAAGATTACCAAAACGGATATAAAGTTAAACATTGTGGTGAGGTTGTGTTTTTTCATAGTGATGACCAAGAGTTTTACTATAGGTCAACACCATACAGTTCAAGTTCGGGTACGTTTATAGGTGATAATGACTCAGCTTTAAGAAGTAATGTTAGAGCGGAGGGTGGTAATGAGAGAAATTTACACTTTCCAACAACAATAATGGACTTAGGTCCCGTAATAGAAAATATAAGTGAAATATGCACAGAAAAGGGGTATAGGGAAGGTTGTTCTGTTTCGGATGAAATTGGTGTGACAACATTTAGTCCGATAGGGGAATTTATGTGGGATGCTGTCAATGAAGTGGTTAATTTTAATGAAGGTTTTACCGAAAAAGTTTCCTTGAGGACGTTCTTCCAACGTGATGAAGTTGGCCCTGGAAGACAAAGAGAATTAAATGGTGGCATGGCTACCATAATATCACAACTTTCAGAAGTTGGTATTACCGATTATGCACCACCTGGTGAAATAGAAGTTGAAATTTTTGGGACACAGGATATGGTAAGTATGTTATGGTTTACCGTAGATACCTTAGCTTGGGAATATATGCCACCAGGAGCGTTAACCAAACCAAACGGGACGTATACTATGTGGGAAGCGGCTTGGCCTAGTACTGTTAACCCAGGTGGTGGACCACCAACAAATTCAATAATTTATGGCACACCATGGGGTGGAGCTGGAGAATCTTTTTATTATAAGTATTCTGTGAGTGTACCAGGTAATTCTGGTCAGTCAGATGATAGTGTAACACTAACTCCCTTATTGGAAAAAGATAGTGGGGTTTTACAATCTGGTTCGGATGTTAGAGAATGTATTGTTGAAATACTAGACCAAACATCACAAGTCGTACCATTCTACGTTTGGGATAAAAATGGTGGTGGGTATGGGACTAACCAATACACAGATTCTGAATGGGTGACGGGGTCCGGTGAAATAGCCTATGGGAATATACAAGATTTAACCACTTGGAGAGCTACAATAAACAGTTCGGTAATCAATTTACCCACCACACCAATTACAGCTTCACAATCTAGTAGGTATATAGCACCTGGTGTGGGTTATCACTATTATTTTGGTTTGATACCGGGAGCAACATCGTACGATACATTTATTGAAAAATACGTACCTAAACCAATGACTGAAGAAGAATTATTACTTCTAGCTGGTAGTTAAAAAAATTTTAAATGGGATATCAAGAAACTATTAGGATAGTTAGGGTTCACAAA